GGTCATCCGGAAACTCAGTATCAGTTGGCTCCGTATCTAAGCGATCCCCGTTAACCACCCCCTCTGTTTGTTCAGGGTACTGCACTTCATCGGTCGTCTTTCTCGATTTCCCCCCGGTATCCCCGAATATTTTGGTATACATGGTAAAGATTTCACTATCGCTAAGGCCCATGTTCTCGTAGTGCTGTATCGCCCTCATTGCCCCGGCCTTGATGATGTTTGCCATGTAGCCCTGCTGGCCTCGTGAGGCGACCATCGCTATCAGGTTATACCGATTCGTTTTTGCAACCTGGGTTTCGCCAGCGAACAACGGCTGTATCCACGCCCAGTTTGCCTTGTCTGTCGTCGTCCATGTGCCACCAGTCCGCTCCTCCTTTGTGAGTTCATATGGATCAACTCTTTTCTTCTGGAGCAGGTCATTGATGAGCTTGATGCGTCCTGCCAGCCAGGTTCCCTTTCGGAGGGTATCAGGGTTTCGGAGATATTTCCTGAGGAACTTTTTATAGTCATCCCCTGCCTGGTATTCCGCGCCCGGATCCTTTTCTGTCGGAGGGGTTTGCCCGTACCTTTCTTTTATTCCGTCAATGCCGCCAAGGGCATATTCAATGAAGAACAGGGTCTTTGTCTCTGAGTGCAACGTAGGATAGATAGACGCAAACTCTGCCTTGCCACCCCAGGGCTGTGCATACATCACCTCGTAGAATGACCGTGACAGAGCGCGGTTATGCCGTGTCCGCATCTCCTCCTCGGACGGTGCGCCTAAATCAGCCTCCTCCGCATACGCTGTTTGCTCTTCCGGGTTCATTTTGTCCCAGTGCTCTTCAGCCGTTGCGCGATCCCAGCCCTCGTTTTTCTTCATAAGGTCGTTTATGCCGAGAGATCTATTAAGTTCCGCTGTCGTCGCCAGCTCTTCAGTTCCCGTTCCAACCCATCCTGCGATACCTGCACCATCCTCGCCAAGGTCGATTTTTATTCGATTCTCCAGCTTTTCAATGCCTGCGCCGCTTAGACGATCCTCAAGTTTACCGGCCCAGCCTTTATCCTGTACCCATTTCAGTACTGCCTCGCTAAAGTCATTGACGGATTCAGCGTCCTGCGCCTCCCCCTCTTCTGGGATTGAAAGCTTATAGAGATCATTCAGGATCTCTGCAATAACCTTATCCGGTTCAGTTTGTTCTATTTTTGTGAGTATGACATCGAACTGCTCTATATATAGTGCGAGGTCCTTATCCTCTTTTCCCCCACCTCTACCACCACCAAATGGCCCCGATATGTTTGGTAGCCCGATGTTTCCAATCCAGTTTACTAGCTGATTCAAACCAGTACGAAAAGATCCTTTATTCCATCCCCTCATCTCGGCGTTATTTTCCCCTGCTGTTTTGGCATCGTCGTAAGAAAAATCCCTGTCCACAAATCCCCGTATAATTTTCTGCCCCTCATTATCATCATCTGGGTCTTGCAGAAGCCAACCTGTCTCTTCGTCTATAATAACTTTGCGATACATCTCTGGTCCGCCCGGTTGCTGCGTCGTCAAGCCCGCGTTCATATTGTTTGCTATTTCTTCAGCGGTATCCCCAGCGGCTTCACTCACATCACCGGGTGTATTTGGGCCTATGCTCGGCCCTAAAAACAGGTCACCCGTGTCAGGGTCTACCTCGGTACGGCTGGCAACATGAATTTCTGATGGGTTTTGCGCTGCTCTTCCGAGTTGCTCCCCGAATGCCCTGAAGACATCGCCAAGGCTATCAATGGCACCCTCGTCCTCTGCCCTGCTCACGGCTGCATCGACCATGTGGTCAATAGCCGCACCTGCCCTTGGATGGTTAAGAACATCTTGGGCATCGTGGTAGTGGTCATCCATTGTTCGCCACTCCATGCCAGCACCAATGCCGGGGTAGATATCCATAACTTCGTCATACTCGTCCTGCAAGAGTCCTGCTCCGTATGGCGTTGTCGTTATCTCAGTCGGGTTTCTTCCCTGCTCCTGGGCTATAGCTGTCTGGTAGATTGCCTTTTCCACGGCAGCATCATCAAAGTCCTCGATGCTTGGTTCGAGAAACTCATCCAGAGACGCGGTGTCAAAGCCCTGCTCAAGTTCTTGGTCGTACAGGTTCTTCGCCGCCTCATCGAATGAAGCGTCATTCTCGTACATATCGAAGAATATTTCCTGTGGCGGTGCCGTATAGACACGCGCAAACATGGAAGGGATACTCTTTGAATACTCTGCTGGCATTTATGGTCCTCCCTGTGCCCCGGGGCGCGGCGTACCCGGTGGTACGAGCGGCCCTGCTTGCGGAGTCGGCATTGGTGGCGGAACGCCCATCATCGCTTCAGGCATCACTTCGGGCGGTAACCCCGGCGGCCCTTCCATCGGAGGCGGCCCCATTGGTGGCGGTCCCATCGGCGGCCCCATAGGAGGCTCACCCATACCCGGCCCTCCCCCCATTGGGGGAGGAGGGAGAGGGCCAGGTGGTGGCGGCGGTGCCGCTGTCTGTTCAGCCAGCTTCCGCTTCTGCATAAGGACATTCATCAGTTCACCGAGATAGAACTCGGCAAGGTCTTCTCTTCCCTGCCGTTCCGATGAACGGAGCAGTGTCCAGAGGGCTGCTTCGGGAAGCATCCGTTCTGCCATCTGCTCGTTGATCGCGTCTTCCATCTGATCCGCATCCTGCAACGTAAGGATCCTGTCCCTGATCGCCCTGTCTGAGAGCAACGGGGTCGGGCCTTCCCGTGCGATCTGCGCCATCGAGAAGCGGGTCATGTCGTCCTGTGGCAGTTGCCCAACCAGGGTAACAACCGGCTGCCCCGTATCTTTAATCATGTCCGGCGTAATCTCTTCCGTGAAGAACATCCTGTTCCGATCCATGCCTGAGAGTTCCATCGACTTAAACGACCCCTCGGCGTACTGGTCGGAGATAAGGTTAAATATCATGCGGTACGCCTTCTCGACGGACCGCAGGTACTTGTTCACCACCGTCTCCACGCCTTGTCTGAGCGTATTGATGGCGAAGCCGGAGAGCTGGAAGGGGAGTTCTCCGTAGACGGAATAGGGGAGTGATCCTCTTTGCATTTCGCCTGAGACAAGTGACATAAAGGCACCTGTCTCCTTCGCCATCTCTAGTAGTCCCAAGGGTTCAACATTCTCGTTCTGTGCGAGACTGATCTCCGAGCCTTCCAGGTACGGGTCCTCGTCGAGCGACTTCGTCCCGTCCCTGCTCCTCACGATCAGTCCCTGCCGCCGTGACCGTGCGGTCAGTTCGAGCAGGGTACTCATCATCAGATTATGCTTCGGATAGAGATCCCGTGTTGACCGGAAGACCGATTCGCCGACATCGGAGATCGTGTCCTGCATCGTGGACTGTGAGAGTGCCACGATATAGGGGTTCGCACCGACCGGGCCTAAGAACGCAGGCACCTGTTCCGCCCCGTGCTTCTGTTGTTTCTTGACCACCCGTATCAGTGGGTTATTCTTCGCCCCGTTATGGATCAGGATGGTGTTCATCTCCTTGTCATAGAAGTCATACACCTCGATCCCGTCGATACTGTTCGGGCTGTCCCAGTCGATCTTGATATTGTACTGGGAGAATATCTGGTCCTTCGTCTTCGGCACCTTGTAGCAGACCCATTCCAGCCCATCGGGTCCCATCCCCCAGTAGGTATGGAGCGGATCCCACGGCGTGATGTCCACATACGTTGTCCCGTCGGGCCGTTTCGCAAGAAGTGCCCGTCCTGCATACCATCCACGGATAGCAGAGTACCATGCAAGCTGGTCACGCAGTTCCGGAAGCATCATCTGGCACAAACGCTCGTTTGCGGCCCGTTCAATGCCGATCAGGAACCGTTCCTTCTTGTCGTTCTTCTCTCGGAGGTCCGAATCCGCGCCGTCATGGGGGATTCGGACGGTCATATCTGCCCCGGACACCCACCCTACCACTTTTTCGGCATAGGTTTGGGGCTCATTGGACGTATACGACTGGTATCCCTCTCCCGCATCGTATGGTTCGAGCCTGTAGAGGGCATGGTCGTCCTGCATCCTCTGCCGCAGGGGTTCCGTCGCGTCATAATGCGCCTCAACCAGGTCGACGATATCTTCAGGCTTTCTCCGTGCCATCTATACCCACCTTTTCACGCGGATACGTTCCCGTCCCTCGACATATCCGTACCCGAAACGGTCAATGAGGCCGTAAATGACGGCTTTCACCCCGTGATTGTGCTTATCGTCCGGTATATCCCCCACTATATTCCCTTCTCGGTCAGTTTTCCACCTGTACGCCTTGGTTTGCCCGTCAAACGGGTTCGGCATCGACCCGAATTCCGATAAAATGCCGTGACATTTGGGGCTGAACACGATCCGGGGGGCGTGGGTCTTCGGATCTATCTTGAGCCACCCCTTGAGCCTCTCTGTTCCCTCGTTGATCCTGATTTTCTGGGAGGATAGGTAGAGTCCTGTCTTGTTGAGCCAGACTTCTGCCGGTGCTGCCATTGCCTGGTGCTGGGTCCCTGCGATATCAATGACTCCGAACCTGACATCCTGCCACCATTCCTTTGACTGGGCGATGTCGATAATGTCGTCTGTAACGAGCTGCTGCTCATAGATCTCGTCGATAACCCTGATCTGTTCTCCGATGACCTGAACGACTTCCACGGCATACGCTCCAGCATAGCCCGGATCCATCCAGATATGGACTGGTTCGCCCGGTTCATATTCCACCTCGCTTATATGGGCATCAGGGCGAAACTCCTGGAACACGAGCCCCTTCGGGGGCGAGGGCTTCCCCTCGATCCGTTCCATAAAGAAGTCGTCGCTCGACACCTCTTTCAGTCGCTGTATCTCCGGGTCATCAATCCCACCCGGATAGAGATGTTTATTCGTGTAGCTCGGAAGCGAGTATGCCCGTGCCTCCTTGTCGGCTCCCGACGCCCATGCGGTAAACATCTGGGGATACCATCCGAGTGACCCCTCAAACGTCCCCGACAAAAACATCCATCCGCGCTTGGGAGCACACCGCCCCCTGAGCCTGAAGAACGTCTCAATATCGAGCTGACTCGCTTCGCACCCTAAAATCCCATTCGGAGCCCTCATCGCAAGTGTCCTTGGGTCCTTCGCACTCTTCGTCTCAATCCTGGTTCCATCAGCAAGAGTGAGATGACCTGGGTCGACACGCTTCGACGCCTCCTTGAGAATCCCAAGGGCCGAGAAGTCCTGTAATAAATACTCGAACTCCGCCCTCGTCCTCTCATAGTCCGCCGCAACGAGCCAGTAGAGCCCCTTCTCCTCCGTCTCCGCAAACCTCGCCAAAAGATACTTCGACGCAATAAGACTCTTCCCCGCCTGCTCACCACCCGCTACAAGGTTAAACCGATACTGCGACCCAAGAATACCCTTCTGCTCTTCCGTCGGCGTGAACCCCACCTTCTGAAAAAGGTAATCACGGAGTTCCGGCCCCTTCGTAAGCGTGGTCACGCTTTCTTCCTCTCCAATATCTCCGTCAGCGTATCCTCAACACTAGCCGGCAACACCTCGTCCGCCGATACCCCCTCCTTCTTCACCGCCTGCGACGCCTTCCGCCATTCCGCAATCAACTCCTTCGCCGAATCCTGATCCACCGCTACACTCGGCCTGTACTTCGCCGGCATGTTCGCATTCAACAACCCCAACAACAACAGATCACTCCCCCTGTTCTTGTCCGGGTTCCTTACCCTGTCCAGCGCAATCGCTTCCAGCGACTCGGCAAACGAATGCCTCATGAAGTCCACACGTTTCGCAAAATCAGGATCTACCCTGATCCACCACGCATACCCATCACGCCCCACACCCGCCGCCTCACACCCCCTCCGTATCGTTCCCCATTCCTCAAACGCCTTCAGAAAGATAGCCTTCCGCTTCTCCCCATCCACCCTCCTCTGAGCATTGCTCTTCCCAGGAAACGATGCGTTTCCTTCACCCCTGACAAACGATGGTGCCTTCTCCTTCATCCCCTTCTCCTTAATAATCCTCATCCCCTCGGGAGATACTATTACATATTACCTTACCCCTGCCCTTATAGGGGCATGGGGGGTAAGGTAATATTACAGTAATATTACCCCGTATTACACCGTAATATAGATACAAACTGTCTGAAAAATAGCGTTTCAAAAGTATTACCCCGAGTATTACCCCTATATTACCCCTATCTGTCAAGTGTAATACCCAAAAAGGGCTTTAGTGGGAAAAATTCTGGCGAGGGTACCTAACAACCACCAACTCTAAACACAAGCCATGCCCCCCTCGACAACATCCACTACAATCACTCTCTGCACTACACACACGACAACTACCTCCTACACGCCACCAACACACACTTACCACACACAATCACCTATCACCTATCAACCATCATCACTCACCATCATCACACACCATCACCATCACGTTCCCCCTCCCGGGGCGGGGTGGTGGGTCTCCTCTCCTCTCCTCTCCTCCCGTTCTCACTCTCTCTGATTACATGTAACCCTCGGG